AATTTTATCCAGTTCTATCATAGTTCTAAGAATTGTATATAAAATTCTGGTCTGGTCTCCATCATAATTATCTACGGCTAAAATATAATCCCTAAAATTTCTACTAGCAACAGCTATCTGAATATCTCCTTCGGTTTTGTAAGCATTTAAATCAAATAAGGACGCTATTTGAGCCTCTGTTAATAAAATCTCATCTTTTATACAATTAAGGCATCGACATATGTTCTTGGCTTGATAATAATTACAAGACCTCATAGCAGCATATCTGATTGTAGTTGAATCTAAATCTGGGAAATCCTGAGAAAGATATTTAGCCATGTGCTTAGCGTCAATAGCATTTATAATTGCCGTATTATTCGGAAAATACTTATCTAATTTTGATACGTCGGCATCCTCTTCATAAATCAAAACTATAGTTCCTATGATTTTTAAGGAATTAAATTTATCTACGAGAGCCGGACCTAATTTAGAAAAGAAGGATTTATCATATCTGACAACATAAACTTGAGGTTGAAGAGGGATAATCCTAAATCCGGTCATCAAATCAAGAATAGATAAAAAATCTGGATATTGAATCTGCGGACCAATTTTGGAGCACAAAATGTCAATATACTTATCTTTTATGCCATATTCAGAGCCGCCTAAAATATATAAATTTTTAGGTGTATCGCCCATTATACTAAGCCCGAGGTCTTGAATAGTCAGCATTTAATCTTCTACTCCTAACTCTGCAAATATCTTCTTAATCTTCGGATATTGTCTTGCAAACCAGTCAACAAGGAAATCTTCTTCATCTTTATCATATCTATAAGTAATACCGCTTTCACAGAAGAATGCGTGCATAATCTCATGGCGATAGATATGTCTGACATAGGCATCAACATTCTCCAATCCAAGTGGATTTTTATTAGTTTCCTCAGCTAATTCTGAATCTATCACAATCTTCTTAGACCAAGGTTCGTGATATCCATTCCACTCATGAAGTTTGGGGTCATTATCCTCTTTGTCTAAAAATATCTGATATTCTTGACCTAAAACATTAATTTTGTCTTTCATTATTCTACCTCAAAATTACCTTCAGTTGTAGTTTCTGAAAAAATCTCATCGTCGGACGGGGAATTGTAGTCATCCAGATATTTAATTAAAACTACGTTTGTTGCATGGGTCAAATACAGAGTATTACCTATACCCACCTGCAACTGGTCTCCGTCTTCGTAATCACGCCAACTGGTTACTTTACCTTCGACAACCGAACCATCGGGCATTTTAATATAGGCATAATCGAAAGTATACACCATGTCAACTACCTGATAGTTACAGCTACTCAGCGGTAACACCAACATAAGGGCCGCCAAGATACAGCATAATTTTTTCATCCGCCAAACTCCTGTTGATAAAAAGTTCTAAATTCTTCCAAGGGCATAATGGCCAATAAATCATTATCCCATGTTTCAGCTAAATAATTAACTTTACCGCTTACATACCTTGTATTAAATAACGACCGCGCACCATCCTGTTTAAAAGTTATAGTAGTACCTTTACTAGAAGTATTAACTAAACCATCTATACGATTAGTATCACCATTACCTATAAATTTAACTGATGTAAGTACCCAGGTATCGTTAGATTTTTGAGTACCATTATCAGTAATTAATATGGGGTAACGATTTTTAGCTCTAGCCTCTGAAGTTATTTTCTGCCAGTGTGTTTTTCTAAAAACAACATTAACCTGCTCAGTATCATGTGTTTTACATTCTACTAAACATTGACTGTTAACTACATCACCGGGATTAAAAGGTCGAGCCCCGCTACCTGAAACTACCTTCCAACCCATGTAGTCAGCTACCATCTTTTCTTGTCTGCTAGAAAATATTTTATTGTTCATAATCCGGGAGCTCGCTAGCTATATCAGATGTTTCTTCGATATTAAGGCCATTATGGTTAATGTCATTAATTATGAAATTACATAACTTCTCATAGTATTCTGGGTTACTCTGAAGATAATCATATACTTTAGCCAAACCATTTATTTTGACGAGAGTATCATCTACTTCTAACGGTTCACTAGTTTCCGGGTCACATATAGTAAACCAACCGCCTGATTTTCTAATAATGTTATATTGCTTTATAGCAAGATTAGCAAATTCAAAGTCTACTCTTAAACCAGAAAGAGACATAAGATAATACTGACCAAGTTTACGGTCAAATGGTGCCGACTTCTGTTTAACCATTTTTACATTGATAAGATAACCTGAAGGATTCTCGGCTTTTTGAGGAAGTTCATTGCCTAAGAAATCTACAGGTGAACCTAATCTAAAGCACATGATTAATGAACAATAGAACTTAATTGCTTCACCACCAGGTGTATTATCAACGTAAGGATTGTTCATATTAGCGCGAAGCTGATTGATGAAAAGTAATGTACAGTCGTATCTTAAAAGTATCTGCGTAACTTTTCTACAGAACTGTGTCATAAGACCTGCAAGTGGTGCAACTGTTCTTTCACCATACTTCTTTTCTAACTCCGCTTGTGGGACTAATGAAGGAATTGAGTCTAAAACTATTAAACCTACTTCACCAGTACCTATCAAGTCTTCGACTTTCTGTAAAATCTTCTCTGCGGCAATATCCGGCGGCTGCATAATTTCAATAGCTTTATTAGTAATACCCAATGTTGCAGCCCATTTCTTATTAAATGAATGCTCGAGGTCAATATATAAAATCTTCTTAGGACCTCTATCCATTAAATCTGATAAATCTGACTTAAGTTCCTTTTTACCGTTGGCAATTTTAGATTGAATATCAGCTATTTCATCTTCATATTCCTTAGTAAAAATTTCTAAGGCATTTTTACAGATATCGATAGCTGAAGTAGACTTACCACCACCAGGAACACCGTAAAACTCTGTCATAGCAGCACGAGGTATTCCACCGTATGTAATATAATTCAATGACGGGGAAGAAAAAGGAATCTTTCGTCCGCCAGTCTTATTAACACTCTCCATAAGTTCTGGACAGGCCCATTCTTTTTCACAGTCTTTAATTATTTTAGCGAAATCAGACACTATCTATTCCTCCTTTTATGTAAGCATTTTTAATAGGATAATCTGGCAATTCCGGTGCGTTTACTTCAGGTATAGCTGGTTGCTCAGTTCTTCTTCTAGCATCCCAAACTTTCTTAGCACCCATGATAAGTTCTTTAGAGAAAGTTAATTTAGATTCTATCTTATTGATAACTGCCGAATATACTACATTCATAATCTGATATTCGTCATCAATTTCTTCGGGCTTATCCTTAGCAACCTTCTTCCTGCTTTTTATAGTAAGTTTAATAATCTCATTATGAGCTTTAAACTGCGCTAATGCATCAGATGCCGCATATAAATCGAGCGGAAGTGATGTTATAATCCATTCCAACTCCTTGTCAGTAATGGGTGTGGATGTATCCTGAAACCGCTGATATAATTCCTGCTCTTTCTTAAAATACGAACTGAAATATTTTTCATATATCTCATTAACAAGGTTATCAGTGGCTTCAAAGTCCTCTTTCAAGGCTTCTGCAGCTTTAGCAATACCAGCCAATTAAATCACCTCATTTCTTAGAAGACAGGAGATATGTCAAACAGGTCTCCTGCTGATACTGTGTCATTTTCAGGTCCTTAATCATATTAAGTATTACAGTTGAAAACTTTAAACAAACGGCTACATGCTGTTCATTATATTTTTCTAGTTTTTCGATGTAATGCGAGGGAATCATTGTATAATCAATGTTCTTTAATAATACGAATTTAACAATGTTACAAAGGAAACTATGAAAACCTTCAAACCACTTAATAAAGTTAGTACCAGAGTTATAAACTTCATCAACAAGTCTAGTTGTAGATGCATTATCACGTCTAACTAAGGAATTAAGAAGCTCAAAATAAGTATCATAATTCGGGAGGTCAAGAGCCTTCTCTAACAGCCCAGTAGTAACATCTGAACCATAAGCTAATACTTTATCCAGCATAGTTAATGCATCTCTAAGTCCGCCATTAGCTAATCTACTGAGATATTTTAAGGCATCATCTGAATAAGTCAGTTGTCTGCCATCAGCAATCTCTGCATCCATTACATATTTAAGTCTCTTATAAATATTCTCTGAACTTATTTTAGATAACTTAAAAGTTTGTACTCTTGAAATAATAGTGGCAGGTATCTTTTCAGGATTTGTAGTACAGAAGATAAACACTGACATTGCTGCCTGTTCCTCAATTATTTTAAGAGCCGCTTGCCAGCTAGTTGAGGAAAGTGCGTGGCACTCGTCTAATATAAAAATCTTATACTTAGTACCTATGGGATATTGCTGAGCCTGATGTACAATCTCTCTCATATCATCTACTCCACTATGTGACGCAGCATCTATTTCGATGATATTATCACTTGTACCATTTAATGATTTAGCAATTAAACGACCTAACGTAGTTTTTCCAGTACCTGCAGGACCAGTAAATAGAAAGTTTCTATTGCTAAGCTCCTGAGATTCACACATCTTCTTGACGATTTCTACAACAACACCCTGGCCGATAACGTCAGAAAATTCTGCAGGACGATATTTATTTGCTAGCGACATATATTACCACTCCTTACACTTGTTATAATATCTGCACCTAGATGGTGAACACCAAGGGTCATTTACAGGCAATCTAGGCGGTGCAATTCCAGTCTTTACTTTATCTTCTACATCTTTAAACATAGCCCATATCTTCTGCTTATCTTCAAGTGTAACAACAACTTCGTAGCATTTAAGTCCGCCATATAGTCTATCCTGATATAAAAATAATGCGCCGTCTAAGTTCAACAAAGTACAATAGCATTTTACTTGGTCTATATGTTGAGATTTAGGTCCTGTAAGAGAATCAAAACTCCCGAACTCAGAAGTTTTTATCTCCAATAACCAAGTCTTACCTTTATACTTTATAATACCGTCTGGCGCAAATTTTATTGGTGGGTCAACTATCTGTATTAGAGTTTCCGGGCCCGACTTCTCATAAGTATAAGTATAAGGTCGTTCTTCTGAATCTAGATATTCACCTACATCTACCCAATCTGGGCCTAATAACTTTGATAAATTCTCCTGAATAACTCTATGACAAGCAGTGCCGACCTGAGCAGTAAAATTAAGTGTTCTATCGACATTAACTTCCTGTTCAGGTTCTACACCGCGCAATCTAAACCAACTTATGCGTTGACATCTTATAGAAGATGGGGCAAAAGTTTTAGAGGGAGCTTCTGATTCTTCCTCTAATATAGTTTTATCTAAGTAATTCTCATAGTCGTCTAAAAATGAACAACTAGTACTAGAATTAAACCTAGCTAAATGTATTTCTTCTACTGACTTAAACATTTATTTACTAGCCAAAAGTGTAATAAGACTATCGGTCCAGAAAATACAACCGATTACCTGACCATCTCGTTCCATAGGTGCAATTTTTACATTATCATCATCAAAATGGGATAATACATCTCTAAATTTGTCCATGTCGAACTTTACAGAGTAGTCTGTTTTATTATCGATATTTAATTTATATTCACAATCTAAAGCTGATAATGTAAGAGTACCGTTTAAGATAGACAAATCTACATTTCTATCAAATGTACCCTGAGAAAGTAATGAAATCTGACTTATAAACTTTGTAATAGGTGTAACATCAACTGTCAAGAAATTATCTGACGTAGTAAGCATACCTAAAATAATATCTGCATTATAGCTGCCTACTGACTCATCTTCCTCATAGAAAGGTGTAAACTCGGTAGACATCGAATAACTATCAGTATCGATATTTAAGATATATGTCTTACCAATTCTAGAAATTGTAGAACCTTCCGGAATATTAGTAAAAAGATTTACTAATGATACAGGGAGAAGACAAGTATTACCTAAATTACTCTGCTTAGAATAAGTAAATAAACTTGTTTCGTAATCACCTACAATTACTTCTTTATTAGCATTAACCCATACATTTTTATACACGGGGTGTGTTTTAGATTCAGAGATAGCATAAAGCTGATGGTCTTTAATAAACTTCCACGAATCCGCCTTTAATGTAATAGTTTCATCAGCAGTGTAATTCTCTGCCGGCTCGCTAACCTGAACATCTCTGACGTCCAAAATCTGAGGAAGTGTAAATTTACTTGTACCAGAAATAATACCTAAGCTTCCTGTATCAAAATTAAATGTAATAACATTACTATCAATACTGTCAATAAGAGACTTCAAAGTAGAGCAATCTACTAAAATAGAAGCCGTTTCATCTGTATCTCCTGAACCGCCCTTAAGTATCATAGCTGTTTTAATTCCCGCAGCTTCAATATTGATTTTGAAGCTATTACGAGTAGCAGTTACCTGAGCGATATTACTTCTATAATACAAAGAAGAAATATTCGACTTAATAATACCCAAGTCTGTTACATTTTTGAGCGGTTTAGAATTCAATGTGAATTTCATAAAATAACCTCCATTTATTTTTGTTGAAAATCATACACGACTTTATTTTCAATATGGTCTACGAAAGTGTCTATACTTATATTATAACGATTAATATAATCAAATAAACACGATTCAACTTCTTTAGACCATATACCATTTACACCTAATGCAGCATCACCTTCCGGCTTTTTACCGTCTTCACCACGATACACGGGTAAAATATACTCCATCTCGAATAAGTGATATTGAATCCAAGAAATATTACTAGGTGAAAGTTTATCAAACTCTGTAGATGCTGTAAGGTTAATTGGTTTCTCGTATTTACAAGGGAACTCGAGGCCATACCAACGAAGTGTAGTAGTGACATCACAGCTGATTGTAAATGGGAAGAAACTGCCGGCTTCACTCATCAGTCTACTTAAAATCTGTTCGCCTTCTTCATAATTTTCAATCGGAACTTCTGCTATAAGTTCATCATGAACCGGTAACAAAACACGACCGCCAATACGATTCCACTCTGGGTCATTGAAAACTTTAAGAATTGCGATTTTAGTAAGTTCGGCTGCGGAGCCCTGAACAATCGAGTTAACGCAGCGTCTAGAAGCATCACGAATTCGCTTAGTATTACGAATTACGCCGATATGCTCATTCTCATGAAGCTGACTGATTCGCTTATAAATTTGGCCATTATATTTATAATTGGCAAATTCCTTTTCGAGCTGCTTTACAATTCGCTCTGGGATAGCGTCTTTGTTCTGTAGCGTACTTGGGTCTAACGGGTCTATATCCGGATTTACATAACCCTTTTCTGCTACAAATTCATAAGGCTTCAACTGCATATCTGGAATATGTCTACGCCTACCGAGTATGGTTTCAACATAACCTTGTCTAGCAGCGTCACCTTGAGCCTTAATCATAAACGCTCGGAGATTGGGGAAAGCATTCAATACCGCGTCATAAACTTTCTGAGCAGCTTTGGTCTTATCATCGTCTGACATTTCTTTATTTGTACCAAATAACTGTTCACCGATAGTCATTGTAGAACGACCATATAGAATACCTAAAACGATTTGTTTAGCTTCTGACCTTCGTTGCTTACCTTCTGGCTGATTTGCACCAGTAATTGGATTAAACTCCAAACATTCTTCATAAGGTTTGTTAAAAGACAATCCAGCAATTGTAGCATAAATATCTTTATTTTCCTGAAATGACTTAATCATTTTAGGGTCTTGAGATACGAATGCAGTAATCTTAGGTTCTTGCTGTGAGTAGTCTGATGACATCAAAACATACGGTGGTGTTTTATGTTTAATCTGATAAGTACTCAAATCACATTACCTCCCGCATAGTTATTAAGGTATAAGGTGCGTCATTAATTAAAGAGGTTATTTCGGCAAGTATCTCGGACCTATCTTTAATAAGTCTTACTTTATCACCTACTCTTAAGTCTTTGACCTTGACGTCCACCTTATCTTCTAAATCTATCGTATCGTAGTCAAATAGATTTATACTAATGTTAGTATCTGAGACATCACATTTATCGATTTTTTCCATTGCTGGAGTTGCTCTAAATTGATGTCTTACATCTAAAGCATGTGAAGGGATATTCTGCACATTCGGGTTCTCTGAGCTCATACGTCCGGTATCAGCACCTATAGATTTGAATGTTGAATGAACTCGCCCGTCTTTTCCTGTAGTACCGGGAAGTTTATCAACAAATGAACCCAAAAGCGTAGTTATACTCCTGACTTTCAATATCTGCTTTGTTATAGGTAAATTCAAATCTTTTAAGATATCTTTATTAGAAGAATCTACCTGAAGTCCCATAAATGCGTTTAAGAGATATTTTACCTGAGACGAGCTTGACTGATTAAAATCTTTACCAGTTTTGAATGGAGATTTAGTTATAGTAAGCGTATCAGAGTTGTTTATTACCTCTTGAACCATATCGGCTAATTTACCAGATTCTTCTTCTAATAATTTATGATACCTAGCTTGAAGAGAACTACTTGTATCCAAGTCTAAGAATATACCACACCTATGCATTAATGCACAAACACGAATCATCGGAATTTCAATATTCCATATCAAGTCCGCAATTTTCTCGAGTTTATGTTTTTGACATTTAGGATTTGTTTTAGTTACATAAGGCAACTGCCAAATAAATAATTCATAAGTGATTTTGGCATCATTAGCAGCGTACAGTTTAGCAATATCAGGTTTACTATATGGGAATGTCTTGGGACTGAAGAAGTCAGAGAATTTCTTAGGGTCGGCTTTACCTCGTAATACATATTTAGTATATAGAGGTTTTAATCCGTTATTTTTCTCATCTTCTTTCAGGCAACGCCATGCAAGAATAACATCGTAGTAACAGATATCTATCATATCTACATCGAAATCCTTATAAATAAAAGCCAAGTCAAAGTCCGCATTAGCGAAAATCATTTTAGTTTTGGCTTTTACGAATAATTGAAGTTCTTCTCCGACTTCTTCATAAGTTAATTGGTCCTTATAAAGCGTATCGAATACTGGAACTAAATGTTTACATGGTATATAGCATTCTACGCCACCGGGATAATAAAGCGAAGCGCCTACTATAGTATCATGGATTCTATCAAGTCCAGTAGTTTCCGTATCTATTCCACAATAACCACTTTCAATTGCTTTCAAGACATATTCGTGCAACTGCTGTTTAGTAGTTATAAGAATAGCAGGACTGTCCTTGAAATAATCAAGGACAGCTGCTGAAGATTTCTGAATTTCATTTTGAAATGACGACAGACTTTTAGAAACTTTAATAGGTTTAAGAGCTTCTTGAGATTTTGCGGCTACCGCATTAATCTCATCTATCTGAGATTGACTAAATAAACCCATAACTTCACCTACTAAAAATTAGAATGTAGGTTCAGGAAGGGCGTCGTCACCAAAGGTATCGGCTGCGTCAGTAGTATCTGACATACCGGCTTCATTAAATACAACTGGCACATCTGGTACACTAGGTATATCTGCTATATCAGCGGGTGCAGCCTGCGTTGTAATTGCCTCTGACGCACCTACATATGTATCGGGGATAGAAGACTGATAACCAGCACGGGGTGTAGGTACATATTCTGGCATTGATGCTGCACTAGCATCACTAGCTTGAAGCATAGAAGAAAGCTCTGCTACTGATACTTCGCGGATAATGTTAGAATAATAATCCGGCATTTTAGCCTGGAACTTGTCTAAAATAGCTTGATAAGAGCCTAAAGTATTCTTTCCGACAGCGGTGATGCTATAAGTAGTATTAATGTCATTAGGGACACCATGACGAGTAATTCTAAATACGAACTCTGACGGATTGGCGAACTTATTAAATACATCCTGCTCCAACTGAGGTTCGAACTTAATAGTTCTATCCCAAAACTCAATAGCGCCCTTAGTTATATTATAAACTGGAACAAAGAGCTTAGTCTGGACTCTAATACCTTTAGCACATGCTGGACAACCAGTTTCACAACAGTGAATATAACCAGAATATTCGGAAGATTTAATGTAGTGAGCCTGCGCAACGAGCATATCCTTCATCGACTGATAAAGAAATACTACATCAGCATACTCGCCATCATTAATCAAGCGAAATAAGTCGTGATAACGGTTGTCATTAAATTCCTTTACAGATTTGAAACCCATCTTAAAAAATTTCCTCCTATTGACTTTTGATTTTTAGACTGGCTTCGCTATCTGTACTCTTGCACTGTTGATATATAACGAATTAAATCTACGTCTTAATTAATATAAATAATAACGACTCCGACAAAATTTCATCGGAGCCGCTAGTATTTCAAATTGAGCAGTTAGCAGAAAAGTTCTGCATAAGGTGCGAGCTGAACTCTAAGAGCAGCTACAATCTTTTCAAATTCCGAAGGGGTAACTGATACATCTGCGAGACGGTCTGAATCATATTCAGAAGAACTCTTGGAAATCTTGTGCAGTGTATCCTTGGGGTTGATGAGATGGTTTGCAACCTTCTCGGCTTTAGGGCCCATGTGTACGATGATGTCCCATATAGCTTCCTTAGCCTGTCTAAGCTCGTATGTGTCATCAATTGCAGGAGAAAGGTCAAAGAGATTAACTAAAACATCTCCGTCTTCATCAGAAAGTTCGTTGCTAAGCTCATGCTCATTTCTCTTCTGAGTAGCTATAGACCTTACCATGCTGAATACGCAACCCCAACAAACTGAATAAAAATAACCGGGAGTAAAACGCTTACTTCCGTTTTCACTTTCTGAAAGAATAGTAGAATTCTTAATAAGAACTCCGAGGATGTTTGAAACAGCATCCTCTGCGATAAGGTAATCAGCGTTGCACTTGGTAACTACATTTGCGTATGCGAGAGCAATCTGATTATAGAAGTTTACGAAAAGGAGAGCTGCCTTGTCTTCTTCATCAGCCGCTACCCAAGTTTCGTAGGTAAGAGGAAAAGAATAACCAACAAGGTATTCTCTGAACATCTGCTTTGTGGAAATAAAAGGGGAATAATTAAGTGACATATACTCGTCCTCCGTATGAATACTTTTGATGTGCCTAAGGCTTCGATAAATGCCTTGCTTACATTATCATTATAACATAAACTCAGCGGTGTGCATAAAAATTACAAAATGTAACATATTTGTAATAAATAAAACTTCTTTAATGCCTATCAGCATAAACCTTATCAAATTCCTCTTTAGTACAGTCATTAAGGTCTTTCCCATCTGGCATATCTACTACCCAAACTATACCAACATCACTTAAAGCTTTCTTTAATTTATTAGCACCGCGTCTGCCAGCTTCATCAGGGTCTAAACAGATGACGTATTCCTGAACTCCTAATTGCTTTAACTGATTAATTTCGTATGCAGTCCCAGTACCAAGTAAAGCTATAGCATGATAACCGTATTTAATTGCGGTTAATGCGTTAAAACAGCTTTCGCAGATTACTACCGATTTTGCATTTTTAGGTAATTCATATAAGCCATAAAGGGACTTTTCTACTCCTTGTGGATAGTTGAACATCTTTCCCTTAATAGACCTTCTACATAAGAATAAAGTATTACCGTTCCTGTCTTTAACTGGAAATGTTATAGATGGGACAGGTTTACTTTTCCCTGGCGGGATAAAATTAGCGTCATAGCCAATGTCATATTTCTCAATAAGCTCATCGGTTAAACCGCGTTCATACATATATGGAACTATCTGTCTATAAGTAGCTAATTCCTGTTCTGATACGAAGTTGGTATTTTGATTAATCATACTAGTTATGTAATCAATGGCATAATTAGCATCTATAATATTCATAAGATTTTGAGGGATTAAATAATCAAATTCGGCATCATCTTCCTCAAAACCTTCGACATTCTCCTTAAGCCAATCAAGCCCAGATTTACTAATTCCTCTAGTTCTAAGAATTTCAGTAATCGTCTCTGGCATAGATTTTGCCAAGCCACATGAAAAGCAATGGAAAAAACCCGCCGGATATTTCTTATCTCCTTTATACTGTTCGTGCAATAATACACCACAAGAAGGCTTATTCTCATAATGACCATTATGCGGTAATGGGCAATAAACCTGATACCAATCGCCCGACTGTTTATGTAATCGAAGTAATTGTAAGTCTTCTAATTTATGTAAAACCTGTTCTACATCTAAAGCCATAATTAGAACTCTACTCCGTCTTCATCTTCACTAAGGTCAATATCCGAATTATCCGGGCCATTTGTAGTAGATATAATATCTGTAGAAGCTGGCATGGTTACAACAGGGTCGCTGTCTCCACCGCCAGGGAGATATTGCATATTACCTGTGTTTACGTCCCAAGAATAACTAAGTACAGGATTTTCATTATTAGCCATTCTAGTCTTTTCCAATCTGATATCGAGAACATGCTTATCAAATATCTGTCTTAATGAGAATACCTGAGTAGCAATTCTCGCGGGGTGGTCTGAGCCTTCAATGTTATAAATATTTGGGAATGGTACGCCCTTTTCATCCTTAGATTCTTTAGTTTCTCTGTTAGCCTGTACACTAACGACTACTGCGCAACCATATTTTTTACTAAGTTTAAATAATGCTCGACATATATGCTGATATTTGTCATAATCCGATTTTGACCGTTCGTCATCTTCCATATATGATATACCATCTATGATTAGAAGTTTAATCCCGTGTTTCTTGATGAACGGTTCCAAATGTCTTACCGATACACCACTCGGCATATCTTTATCTTCAATAATAAATGCACTAGTGCTACTATTCGGCAAGTCTTTTATGTACTGAACATAAAGGTCGTTATACTGACCTCTATATAAGTTACTGTTCTGATAATGACCACGCCAAGTATCAAATCTTGTAGCAAGGTATGCTGATTGCATTTCTGGTGAATAATATGCTACTGGGAACCCTGCCCTCTGGGCAGCTTCCATCATTCTCGTACATACCCATGATTTACCAGTATTAGTTCGTGCAACTAAAAGCAATAACTCCTCTATGGTAGATAATCCGCCATACATAAGTTTATCTATTTCATCAAACCCTGTCGGAATTCTAGCTTGCTTACTATATTCGATAATTTTATCGCTTCGTTCCTTAGCTTGCTTAATAATATCCATCGGGCTAGAATCAAGAAGCTTAGTTGATTCGTCACACTGATTAGATAAATATTCCCAAGCATCGTCTACATCGCCTGAGCCAAGGTCTCTAAGTTTATTGAATGTTTGTCGAAGAAGTATCAACCTCTTATTTCTTTTAATCTCATTAAATAAATATTCTGGAGATTCATCAACTTGTACAAGTCGACATGTAGGGAACTCTGCTTGGAATGTAAATACATCAGGTATGTTCCCGTATTTGTCTCGATGGTTCAGGATAAAAGATATCTGCGGTTGAAATACTGCGTAATAAGATTCATCAAAACTACATAAATCATTTACAAGAACTTCATCGTCAGATGTCAATATCTTCGAGATAATTTGTAGTTCGATTGATTCTGTCATCTTATAGCTGTCTCACTTAATATCTTCTGCAACTTAATAAAAAACTGTTCACCACCAACTAAAGAATTTATTGGCGGAGATACTATAATGGTTGTAAAGTCAGGCTTATCTCTTGCCTGTAATAATGAAAGCAAAGTTCTGCACTGAAAATCTTTAAAGTTAATATAGTCGATATTAGAAATTACAAGCAATTTAGCTTTATTAGCCCATATTTGCTTATATTCTAATTCATCTGTATTAGACCTCGCTGACCAACTGCCTTGAATGTCATCTAAATATTGTGATAGCTTCAAATTATACACGACCGTGCTTAGTCTACTATGCTTCCAATATTTACAAATTCCACAGTATGTAATAAGCTCTGCAGCAGCATTAGTATTCTTTTCTAAAACAGTAACCAATTTACCTTCAAAGTCAGTTATGATTTTAGAATATTTAGCAATAGCTTCTGGCGATGTATTAAACACCGGGCTGTTGATTGAAATCCCAGACTGTTCTAAAAGCCAGTTAGCCTGAGCTAAATCTGGACAAGATTGGTCACAAATTTTATTTATACAATGTCCTGTAAAAATACAATTATTCATGTTCACGAATCCTCTTCAATATCGGGTTTCTAGACTGTTTATATGCTACACGACTTAATACGCACTGTCTAGCTAAATCTACAGGGTCATAACCGAGATTTCGATATTCACTAGCTGGCATAAACAGTGTAATGAATGGGTCTAATGCGCCATAAAGCGGATATTTAAACTCTTTATGTTTGATATCTCTATCCAATAAATACTTACGCATTAAATAGTCCTTGATAAACTCTGCGTGTTTAGGAATTTTTTTAGATATATCTAACGAATCCCAAACTTCTAAAGTATCAACAAGTCCGTTATCTGTCTCAATATATGAGTAAAAACTTTCTAATTTATCATTCTGAAGTCTGACAGCATGATAGAAATGAGGATATTCAATTATGTTTTTAAGTATTGTGTCATAATCGTAATCGTCAATCGGGGTTATTAATCCATATATAGGGTCAAATGTTAAACCCGGTTGCTGATTACGCTCATAGAGAATAGCCGCACGAGTTTTTATGAACTGATTAGGATATAAATTCAGCAAATCCTTTTCAGTCATCTTATTAACGTCGGTAGTAATAGAAACATCTCTCTGCTTTTTAGGTATTTCAGGTACGGTAGTATATATAGTTAATAAATCACCGCCACAACGCTTCTGAATCCACGGCTTATTAATATTAAACTGAGGAACTTCTGGAGACTGAATATACAAATCCGTTGGAGATGTAGGTGTTATAGTCTCTGTTGAACTATAATTTGGGAGCGACTCTGACGATTTTTGTGTAGGTTTAGAAGATACTGCAAATATAGGTGTATAAGATTCTGGCACATCTGACACAGGAGCATCTACTGGAGAAATATCCCAATCAATAGCATCAACAGTTAAATAGATATCTGATAATGAATCTTCAATCTCAGATTCATCATATTCAGGTATATTTTCAAAAGGTCTGCCTATAAGCCAATCTGACGGAAGTAACTCATCTGTATATTTTGCAAAAGTTATAATGTTCAGAACTTTAACAACTTGCTGTCTATATTTTAAAGTACCATCATAATGGCCCATAACATATGTAATTATGGAAGAATAAATCTTACTTAATTCAGCTTTATACTGAGGTCTTATCTGATAGGTCTCAGAAATATTTGTAAATTTAATTTTGTGCGAAGGATTATATAACTTACTCATCTATAACCTCCGCATCTACGCTATTAGTAGCGGTTAAATTTATCTGTTCTATGTAGTCCATTTGCTTAGAAAATCTAGTCTGAATTATAGTTTTATATTCGGGTAATTGTTCTTTCATTAATGTTACGATAAAATTGGCATCCAGCTTAACTGGTAAATCTAACGAGGTTAAATCAACATAACACTTATCTAAAAGAATGTCATAAATAATAAGTGCGTCTAAAGTTAAATCGTTCGGATATAAATGTTTCTTTAATAAGGTAAGTTCCTTAGGTACAGCGTATTTGTTTGAAAAATCATTGTTAGCATTATCGCACCAAGATTTGAACCATTTTACAAACTGTTCTTGTGTACCATTAGCGTGTGCTTTACCATACATTACGATTATATAGCCAACCCAGTTAGGTATCTGAAGATTTTGATATGCTCTATGCCTGATAGTCATATACTGAATTCTAGTGGTGTACCAATAATTAATTAAATCTGCACACTGATTTACTTCTTTATAGCCGGTATTAATCATAGCTCCCTGAGAAAATGTGTCCCCATATGTCTTTATAATCTCAGCATTACTGCATGCTTTATCATTTTCTTCAGAACTGTTAAATCGCTTACCAAGCTGTGAATAAGAATCTAATAAATTAGTAGTATTCTGTAATTTCTCACGAATTACCATAATGTCAGCATTAT